GCGTGTTCTCACCGCCAATCTGCGCTGGGTGCGCATCGACAGCCTGAAGCCGGGCGACGAGGTGGTGGCCGTCGACGAGCATGCACTAGGCGGACGCGGGCAGGCGCGGCGCATGCGCACGGCGACCGTGCAGGCAGCCGTCACGGTGCACCGGCCTGCCTACCTGGTCACGTTCGATGATGGCCGCACGGTAACGTGCACTGGACAGCACCCGTGGCTGTCGCGGAAGGCTGGCACCGAATGCGAGTGGCGCGCCATTGAGCCGCGCGAAGGGCTGAAAGGCCGTCTGAAGGTTGGCACGTTGGTGAAGTGGATCACGAAGCCGTGGGGCGCATCGACGGTCGAAGACGGCTGGATGGGCGGAATGCTGGATGGCGAGGGCTCGATCGCCAAGGCGAGCCACGCGGCAGGCATCAACGTGAGCCAGCGCGAGGGCCCGGTCTGGGACCGCGTGCTGCGCTACGCACGAGAGCGCGAGTACAACGCGTGTATCGAAGGCGATCGGGCCGAGCGGCCCAGCAAGCACGGTCGCGTGCCGGTGCCGAAGCTGTCGTTCGGGCGGATGGACGAGATGTTCCGGCTGATCGGCCAAACGAGGCCGACGCGGTTCATCGGCAATCGCTTCTGGGAAGGCCGCGAACTGCCAGGCAAGCGCAACGGTGACACAGGATGGGCGCGCATCACGAGGATCGACCTGATCGGTACGCAGGATATGGTGGACCTGCAAACATCCACCGGCACGTACATCGCCGAGGGCTTCGTTTCGCACAACACCACGCTGGTGGCGATCCTCTGGCTCGACCACGCGTTGTTCAACGCGGACCAGCGCTGCGGGATGATCGCGCAGGACCGCGAGAACGCCGAGACGTTCTTTCGCGACAAGGTGAAGCTCGCCTACGACCGGCTGCCGCCGGAGATCCGCGAGAGCATGCCGCTGGCGCGCGAGACGACGAGCGAGCTGCTGTTCGCCCACAACAACAGCAGCATCCGCGTGGCCACGTCGGTGCGCTCCGGCACCATCCACCGGCTGCACGTCAGCGAGTTCGGCAAGATCTGCGCGAAGTTCCCCGAGAAGGCGGTGGAGGTGGTGACCGGCAGCCTGCCGGCCGTGCCGCTGGACGGCATCGCCATCATCGAGTCGACTGCCGAAGGGCAGGACGGCGACTTCTACAAGATGACCCAGCGCGCGATGGCGCTGGAGGACGCGGGCAAGGAGCTCACGCCGCGCGATTACCGCTTCCACTTCTTCCCGTGGTGGGCCGACCCGCAGTACCGCATCGAGCAGCCCGTGCCCATCACGGGGAAGGACGCCGAGTACTTCAACCGCATCGAGGCCGAGATGGGCTGCACGCTGGACGCGCAGCAGCGCCATTGGTACGTCGCCACCCGCGACAGCGACTTCAGCGGCGATGAAGAGAAGATGTGGCAGGAGTACCCCAGCACGCCGATCGAGGCGTTCCAGGTCTCCAGCGAAGGCAAGTACTACGCCAAGCAGCTGGCGCAGGCACGCAAGGACCGCCGCATCACCGTGGTTCCGCACCAGGACGGCGTGCCCGTCAATACCTTCTGGGACATCGGCGGCAGCGACGGCACGGCCATCTGGCTGCACCAGCGCATCGGCCTGCAGAACCGCTTCATCGGCTTCATCCAGGGCTGGGGCGAGCCGTACAGCTACTACGCCAAGGAGCTGCAGCAGCGCGGCTACCTCTGGGGCAAGCACCACCTGCCGCACGACGCGACGCACAAGCGCCAGCAGGCCGAAGTGCTGTCGTCCCCGGAAGACGAACTGAAGAAGCTCCCCATCGCCGGCGAGTGGGTGATCGTGCCGCGCGTCGACGACGTGAACCACGGCATCCAGCTCACGCGCAACGCGTTCAGCACCTGCTGGTTCGACGAGGTGAACTGCAAGGAAGGCCTGGAGCACTTGGCCAGCTACAGCAAGACGTGGAACGACCGAGCCGGCTGCTGGAGCACGCAGCCGCGGCACGACATCCACAGCGAGGCGGCCGACGCCTTTCGCCAATTCGGGCAGGGCTACGACGCGGGAGAGTCTGCGCACCGCCCGAGCCGGCGTGAACGCAACTGGAGAACCGCGTAGATGAACCTGAACCAATCCCTAGTGGTCGGCGCCAGCGGCCGCGCGCTCTTCGGAGTGGGCGGCGAGAACGCCTGGCGCACGCACGAATTCAAGGGCTACCGCGTCAGCCTGGAATGGGACGAGAACGACGGTGAGCCCATGCTGCTGATCTGGTCCGCCACCAACTTCCTGGAGCGCGAGGTGGGCGTCTTCGGCATCGGCCTGTCGTCCGCGGGCAAGTACGCGAGCCCTGACGGAAAGCCGACCGAAGCGTGCTTCGTCGAATGCGCTGCGGCGCTGCCCACGCTGGGCAAAGCGATGCTGCCGATCGAGCTGCACCCGCTGGTGGATGTGGTGATGCGCTTCATCCCCGACCTGATCCTGATGCCGCCGGCACCGCGCGCGCTGCGGCTGGCCGCCAAGGGCGAGGCGCTGATGGACATCACCCAGGTCGACAACCACGGCAAGACCATCTCCGAGGCAAGCATCTAATGGCCGACACCAACATCACCGCGCCCGACCGCGCCGCCGGCACCGAGTCCACACGCGATGTGGCCAAGATGCCGCCCGAGCAGCGCCATCGCCGCCTCATGGCGTGGTTCGACCAGGAGATGCGCCGCCAGGCCCACAACCGCTTCCAGATGGCGCTGGACGAGGACTACTACGACTCGCTGCAGTGGCAGGCCGATGAGGCCGCGGAGGTGAAGGATCGCGGCCAGAGCCCGGTAGTTTACAACGAATGCAAGCCGATGGTCGACTGGCTGATCGGGGTGGAGCGCCGCACGCGCACCGACTTCCAGGTCTACGCCCGCGACGACAGCCCCGAGGCGGACGAGGACGCGAAGACCAAGACGAAGCTGCTGAAATACCTCGCCGACGCGAACCGGTCGAACTTCGAGCGCTCCTCGGCGGCCGACGATCAGTTCAAGGCCGGGATGGGCTGGATCGAGGTGGGCATCTCTCCTGACCCGGAGGACGAACCGATCTACAAGCGCTCCGAGAGTTGGCGCAACATGCTGTACGACAGCCTCGGCGGCAGGCGCGACCTGGAAGACAGCCGCTACCTGTTCCGCTTCAAGATCGTTGACCTGGACGTGGCCATCGCCTACTTCCCCGACAAGGAGGAGAAACTGCGCGCCTCGTGCGTGGGCCGCAGCAACGACCACTACCTTGAGTGGTGGGGCGGCAAGCCGATTGAGGAGGTCGAGCTGCCCCTGGCGATGCCCGGGAAGTACAGCATGTACGACTCGGACGCGTGGGGCCAGAACGAGCGTGAGCGCGTGCTGCTGATCGAGTGTTGGCACTACGAGTTCACGCGCGAGAGCCGCGGCGGAGCCACCAGCGTCGACCGAGTGCTCAAGAAGATGCACTGCACCGTGATGACGGAGCGCCACGAGCTGCTGCACACGCCCAGCCCCTACAGGCACAACAAGTTCCCTTTTATCCCCTACTGGTGCTACCGCCGGAAGAAAGACAACGCCCCCTACGGCCCGATCCGGCCCGTGCGCGGGCCGCAGGACAGCCTCAACAAGCGCATGTCCAAGGCGCTGTTCGTCCTGTCCACGAACCAGGTGTGGATCGAGCAGGATGCGGTCGATCCGAATTTGATGACGCACGACGAGATCCGCGACGAGGCCCGCGCTCCGGACGGCTACGTGGTGCTGAAGAGCGGCGGCCTCGCGAAGGTGGAGGTGAAGCGCGAGAACGACGTGGCGCAGGGCCACCTGCAGCTCGCGCAGGCCGACCAAGCCATGGTCCGCAACGCCAGCGGCATCAGCGACGAGAACCTGAACCGCACCACCAGCGTGCAGTCTGGCATCGCGCTGTCGAAGAAGGACGAGCAGGGCTCCAAGCTCACCGCGGAGATCTTCGACAACCAGCTGTTCGCCCGGCAGCTGGAAGGCGAGCTGGAGTTGTCGCTGGTGGAGCAGTTCTACAAGGAACCGAAGATCTTCAGCATCGCGGGCGAGCGCCACAAGCGCGAGTACGTGCGCATCAACCATGCCGGTCCGGACGGCGCGAAGATCAACGACGTGACCGCGCGCCGCGGGATGTTCGTGATCGGCGAGCAGGCGTGGAAGCAGACGCTGCAGCAAGCGGCCTTCGAGTCGCTGATGGACGTGATGGGCCGCCTGGCGCCCGCCGCGCCGCAGGTGGTGCTAGCGCTGCTGGATGTGGTCTTCGAGCTGGCCGACATCCCGAACAAGAAGACGGTGGTGCAGCGCATCCGCGCCGTGACCGGCCACAACGATCCGGACGAACCGCTGAGCCCGCAGCAGCAGGCCGCGCAGGCGCAACAGCAGCAGCAGGCCGCCGTGCAGGCCGACCTGCAGATGAAGCAGTTGATGAACGCGGTGAAAGAGGCCCAGGCGAAGGGCGAGAAGCTGGACGCCGAGAGCCTGAAGACGCGCATCGAAGCGCTGTACGTCGCCATGCAGGCCGCGCAGGTGGTGGCCACCGTGCCCGGCGCCGCCCCCGTGGCCGACGAACTGCTGGCGTCCGTCGGCTTCAAGGACAGGCACCCCGCGGCAGCCGCCGTGGGCCCCGGCCTCGTGCCGGAGCCAGTCGCCCCTGCGGCGGACGCCGAGCCCGTGCTGCCGGCCGAGCCGCAGCCCCAGCTCGGCGACGGAGCCGCCACCGGAATCGAAACCCCCGGCGCCGATGGCGTCGTCCGACAGTAGGAGGAAACCATGGCCAATCCCTATCCGAAAAATGACCCGGCGGCGCCGTTTTCACGCGGCGCGGCCGTCGTGCCCGGCGACGGCACCGTGATCGCCCTGACCGACGCGCTCTTTGTGGGCGGCGCCGGCAACCTCACCGTGACGATGCAGGACGGCAGCGACCTGACCCTCACCGGTGTGACGGCGGGCAGCGTGCTGCCGCTGGCGGTGACCAAGGTGAAGGTCACGGGCACGACGGCCACCAGCATCGCGGCGCTGTACCGCAACTACTGACCCGCCGACCACGGCACAACCAGGAGCAAGCAGATGGGTAACGAGGAAATGGCCGATGGCCGCAATTGGACCGCCTACGAGATCGTGGACGGCGAGACCGTGCCGGTGGACCCCGGCATCGACCCGGATGCGCCCATCGACGGCCAACAGGGGCCTCTGAGCGATGCCGTGCAGGCCTTCGCCGACGCGCCGCAGGGCCCGGACCCGGAGGAACTGGCCGCCGCCATGCAGGCGCAGGAGCCGCAGCCCACCGTGCACAACCTGGAGCGCGCCCGCGATCTGCTGGAACTGGCCGCCGACGAAGAAGGCGCTGTGCCGGCCGAAGGCATCCAGTCCTTCAAGGACACCGACCGCCGCACGATGCGCGTGGTGGTGAGCAACAACCGTCTCTACAAGCAGGAGGTGAACCATGGCGAATGAAGCGATGATCAGTCCGGCGGACTGCAAGGACGAGCCCTACGACAAGTGGAGGGCCGAAAGCGACCTGCGCAGCCTCACCGAGGCCAAGCAGATCGAAAAGAACCCCGTGCGCATGAAGCACGTGCGCCGCGCGGCCAAGGAGAAGCTGGCCGAGATGGAAGCCTTCAAGAAGTACGCCCAGGGCGGCGAGTGATCGCGGCCTGAATCACGGGCGCGTGGCTGCGCCCATCAACTTTTCCACTTCGCAGGAGTGAACCGACATGGGACTCGAACAGACCTACACCGCCGCCGAACTGGCGACGCTGGCCCCCGAAGAGCGCGCCGCGCTCGAAACCGCCGCCGGCGACACCGACGGCATCATCAACGAGATCGCCAACAGTGGCGGCGATGAAGGTGCTGCCGCTGCCGCCACGCCTGCCGCGCCTGCGGCCCAGGCCCAGGCCCAGGCCCAGGCCCAGGCCGAAGCTGGCGCAGCGTCGGCAGCCTCCACTTCCGCCGCTGGAACCGAAGGTGCCGCCGCCCCGGCCGAGAGCACCGCCCCCGCTGCGGCCCCCGCTGCGGCCCCGGCGCAACCGGCCGCCGCGCCCGCACAGGCGCCGAACACCGTCGTCTACGACGCGAAGGTGGGCGACGTGGCCAAGGATGTGCAGGCGCAGAAGGACGCTATCAAGGCCGCCCGCACCGAGAAGCGCCAGGCGCTGATGAAGCTGAACGACGGCGACATCGAAGCCGAGGAGTACGGCCGCATCGAGGACGCCGCGGACGCCAAGATCGACGCGGCCAACGACAAACTCCTGGAGATCAATCGCTCGCAGGCCCGCGCCGAGGTGGCCGTGGAGCTCACCCAGCAGCAGCAGCAGCGGTCCTGGCAGAGCATGCTGAACACCTACGTGACCGCGGCGAAGGGCGACGACGGCCTGGACTACGCCGGCAGCGAGCCGCTGCGCAACGAGTTCAACAGCCTGGTGCGTGCCTTCGCGATCGAGTCCGGCGACCGCGGCATGGTCGACGGCGCCGACATGACCGCGAGCCGCTGGGCGCTGGAGCAGGCGGCGGCCGTGATGCGCATCCGCCACACGAAGCCCGCGGCGGCGCCGGCGGCCGGAAGCGCCGCTTCCGCTCCCGCCGGTGCGCCTGCAACTCCCGCCGCAGGTGCTGCTGCAGCGCCTGCACAGCCTGCCGCGGCCCTGGGCGGTCTGCAGACGCTGGCCAAGATGCCAGCGGCCGCCGCCGCACCGGTGGCCGACGACGTGATGGCAAAAATCGGCACACTGGAAGGCGAAGAGCTGGAGGTGTACATGGCCAGCCTGCCCAAGGACGTGTACGCCCGCGTGACGGCTGGTGCCCAGTGAGCGACAAGACCAACGCCGGTGTGGTGATGGATGTCCGGGTGGGCGAAGAGCTCACCCTGGACCTCGCTGGCCTGCTAGGCGAGGCCGCCCTCGGCGATGGTCTGTCGCTCTGCCCGATCACCGTGAAAGTGGAGAAAAAGGACGGCCAGCGAGCCCGCTTGCGCGTGGTTGCAGATCAGCGCATAAAGGTATGCAGGCCCCAGCCACGTATTCCGGCGAAGGCCGGATAGCGCTGGGGGCCTCGGCCCTCAGCATGTCGGACACGCAGGAGTGTGTCGTGTGCCCTTGAAGCAAAGGAGCGAACATGGCACGCACTGCAATCCTGCCGACCGATCCGGCGGCCGTGAAGGTCTGGTCCGCCCAGGTGGCGATCGATGCGAAGAAGAAGTCCTTCTGGGACAAGATGACGGGGGGCGAGGATGCTGCGCTGCCCGTGGTCGCCAAGACCGACCTCGAGTCGGGCGCGGGCGACGAGGTGACCACCACGCTGATCGCCAAGCTGCGCGGCCAGCCCGTGGAAGGCGACGAGAAGATCGCGGGCCGCGAGAAGAAACTCTCGCACTACACCCACAAGATGCGCATCGACAAGCACCGCCAGGCGGTGAATGCCGGCGACATCATGACCCAGAAGCGGGTCAAGCACAACATCCAGCAGCAGGCCAAGGCCCGCCTCTCGGACTACGTGGCCGAGATCTACGACGAGCAGTGCCACATGACCGCCTGCGGCTCGCGCGGCGTGGGCGACGAGATCCAGCACTACCCCGTCGGCTACGCAGGCTTCCCCAACGCCTTCCGCGTGCCGGACGCCGCACACCTACAGGTCTTCGACGGCACGCTGGCGAAAGCCACGCTGACCGCCGCCAACAAGATGAGCACCAACGTCATCGACGTGGCGATCGTCAAGGCCAAGAAGATGCTGGCCATCGAAGGCGGCAGGGGCGCCAAGATGACGCCGGTCAACATCGACGGCGAGAAGAGCTTCGTGCACCTGCAGTCGCCCGAGTCGATGTACGACCTGCGCCGCGAGGTGGGCGAGGCCGGCTGGCTGACGCTGGAGAAGGCCAAGGCCGCGGCGGTGGGCGCCAAGAGCCCCATCTTCATGGGCGGCGACGCCTACTACAACGGCGTGCTGCTCACCGAGCACGAGAACGTCGTCAAGTTCAACGACTACGGCGCCGGCGCCAACGTCGGCGCGATCCGCACGCTGTTCATGGGCGCGCACGCGGTGGCCGTGACCCACGGCACCAAGGGCAACAAGGGCAATGTGCGCTTCGAGCTTTCCGAGTCCGACCTGGACCACGGCGAAGAGCAGGTGATCGTGATCCGCATGATCGCAGGCTGGGACAAGACGGTGTTCAACGGCATGGACTTCGGTCTGCTGTCGGTGGACGTGGCCTACACCAACATCGGCTGATGGAGGACCGGGGGCCGGCGCAAGCTTGCCCCCATCCCTCTGAAACGCAACTTCACAGGAGAGCGAAATGGCACTTCGTCAGGCGAAGCAAATCGTGAACAAGGCCCCGGTGATCAGCGCCGATGGCTACGAACCCGTCACCCTGGTGGGCGACTACACGGTGGAGGCCGGCCTGGCCCTCAACGATGTGGTCGAGATGGTGATCCTGCCCGCGGGCTACGTGCCCGTCGACAGCATCGCCTCCATCGAGGACACCGACAGCAACGGTGTGCCCACCGCCACCCTGGACCATGGCCTCATCAGCGGCGTGGCCGGCGCGGTGGACGCGGCGCGCGTTTGCGGCAGCGAGGCCTTTGCCGCCTCGACCGTCGCGCAGACCGGCGGCGTGGCCCGCCCGACCAAGAAGGACTTCGGGCTGATCGCGCCGGCGACCACGGACCGCGGCATCGGCTTCAAGGTGGCCGCGGCCGCCGCGACGCTCACCGTGGGTGCCGTGTGGCGCCTGACGGTGATCGCGCGTCCGCAAATCGCTGGCGTCTGAAACCCATGCCCAGAGGTGTGTACGCGCGCAAGAGTGCGCAGCAGAAGACTGCAGGCAAGGGCGCCGGACGGGCCAAGGTCGCCCGGCAGGCCCAGCGCGCCGCCGCTGCGCCGCCTGCTGCCGCGCCGCCTGCTGCCACGGTGCAGCCGGCCACGGTGGTGGTGCCGGACGCCGTTCCGCAGTTTTCTGCCGACGATTTCCGCAGGCCGATCGACACCATGGACGGGGCGCTGCTGCGCGCCTACGCCCGTCGCATCGGCATCATGCAGCGCGACGTGGACGGCCTCACCAAGGACCGCCTGCGCCAGAACTGCAAGGCCCTGCTGCTCGAGCAACTGGAGGGCTAAGGCATGCAGGCATCGGTGGTGATCGGCAAGGCCACCGCGATCCTGCAGGACGTGGGGGATGTGCGCGCATCGGCAGCCGACAAGCTCGGCCTGCTCAACTCAGCGCAGCGCATGGTGGTGATGATCCGGCCCGACGCGAAGACCTCGCGCGGGCTCATCACGCTCGTTGACGGTCCCCACCAGACAATTCCGGCCACGGGCCTGCGGTTGATCAAGCTGGTGCGCAACTCCACCGGCCGCGCCGTGTCTCTGATCAGCGAAGAGCAGCTGAACGACTTCGACCCGAGCTGGTACACCGCGGCGCGCGCAGTGGCCGTGAAGCACTACCTGTTCGACCCGCTGGAGCCCAAGGCCTTCGACGTGTACCCGCCAGCGGCGGTCAACACGCAGGTGCTCGGAGTGTGGTCCGTGCTGCCGGCCGACCTGGCGCTTGCGACCGACCCGATCGCGCTGGACGACATCTACGAGATGCCGCTGGTGCACCTGCTGTGCTACGGCTACTACCTGCGCGACAGCCGTGAGCCGAACAACCAGGCGCTGGCCAGGATGCACCTCGAGGCCGCGACGCTGATGCTCACCGGCAAGACCAACGCCGACGAGCGCACCGACCCCGCAACCTCACAACCCGCCAAGGTGCGGCCGAACGTGCGATGAAAGCCTGGAGCAACTTCCTCAAGGACGTGCTGGTGCACGTGCCCGGCTGCCCGGAGCCGGTGGCCGAGCACGCGCTGCTGCGCGCGGCACAGGAGTTCTTCGAGACCACGCGGGTCTGGAAGCTCTGGCTGGACGACATCCTCACCGTGGCGACGATCACGGAATACGAGATGTCGCTGGAACCCAAGAGCGAGCTGGTACGCCTGGAGCGCGCCACCCTCGCCGGCCGGCCGATCCGCGTCCGATCCGAGGACGAACTGCCGGACGACTGGCGCACCTACACGGGCGGCATTCTGGACGGCGTGCACACCTCCGATCGCAAGAACCTGGTGCTGCTGCCCGCGCAGCTGACCGGCCTGGCGCTGAAGGTGGAGGTTTCGCTGAAGCCGTCGAACGCCGCGACCGGGGTGGAGGACCGAATCTTCGACCTGTACGTGCGGCAGATCGCCGCAGGCGCCGTCGCAGAGCTGAAGGCACACACCGAAAAGACCTACAGCGACGGCAACGGTGCCGGCGTCTGGCGCGGTCGCTTCGAAGAACACATGGGCGCGACCGACATTCAGCGGTTCCGCGGCTTCTCATCGGCTCGCCCTCGCCGGCCGGTCAAGACCTTCTGAGGCGGCGATGGCAGAAAAAATCAAGCTGGTCAGGGGCGACACCCGCCCTGCGCTCCTCGCCACCCTGACCGATGAAACCACAGGCGCAGTAGTCAACATCACCGGCGCCGTGCCGCGCATGCGGTTCCGTGCGGTGGGGTCGACCTTACTTGTCGACACGCTCGTTGGTACGGTGCTGGACGGCCCCAACGGCCTGTGCAAGTTCGACTGGACGCCAACCTCGCTGTCGGGTACTCCCGGTGACTATGAAGGCGAGATCGAGATCACGTTCGCCGACGGCAAGATCCAGACCGTCTACGACGTGCTGAAGTTCAAGCTGCGGGAGCAGTTCTGATGGCGAGCACCCTGCGCGCCAGCGTCAGCCTGAGCAACGCCGCGCTGGGCGCGAGCGTGCAGATTCCGGTGGCTGCCATCGACCACATCGTGCTGCAGGTGGATGCACAGGTGGATGTGCGCGGCCTGCACTTCCAGCTGGCCGACGCCTTCGCGCTGGTGGACACCAAGACGATCGCCTTCGGCAAGGCGCTGGCCGATGCAGTGGCGCTCGCAGACGCCATCACAACCAAGGGCGTCGGCAAGAGCCTGGCCGATGCCGTGACGATGACCGACGCCTTCGCGCGCACCGTGCAGTCCCAGCGCACCTTCGCGGACGCCGTGGTCATGAGCGACAGCGGCTTGCTCCTGAACCAGAGCTACGTG